TTCCAAGCTCTTTTAAAAGAACTCTAGCAAGTAAGTTTGCCCATCCACCAGTGTTATTTTCAAGAGGAAGAATCGCTTCTTTTCCAGCTTCTCCACCTACTTTAATGTCTGTACCATTTAAGCCAAACATTGTAGCTCCATCCATTAAACCACCTTTTTTGTACCAACTAATGCTGAATTTTGGTACTTTAGGAGGATTAATTGAGAAACCACCTGAGATAGATATATGAGGAAGTTTCAATTTAGGAAGGCTCCAAGAGAAATTAAATTTGCTTTTAATAGCACTTATAGCATTTCCTACTACATTTTTAGCATTATTCATAATATTGCTCATAGTATTTTTAATACTGTTGAAAATATTAGAAACTGTTGAGTTAATTCCGCTTAAAACGCTTGAAACTGTGTTTTTCATTGCATTGAATGCATTTGAAACAGCATTCTTTGCTCCATCTATTGCGCCTGATATTGCTGATTTAATACTATTGAACACATTAGAAACTGTTGATTTAATACCATTTACTATATTAGTAACTGTACTCTTTATTGTATTGAATGCAGTTGTAATAGTATTCTTAATTGCATTAATAACAGTTGCTATTGCTGTCTTGATACCATTCCAAACATTAGTAATAAATGTTTTTATAGCATTAAAGATAGTAGTTATTGTTTTCTTTACTGCTTCGAAGTTCTCAGAAGTCTTTGTTTTGATAGTATTCCAAGTATTGCTTAAGAAACTAACAATATTGTTCCAAACCTCTTCGAATTTCTTTTTGATACCATCGAGTTTGCCACCTGTTAAATTATTGATGAAGTCGAATCCAAGAGTAAAGTACTCTTTTATTCCTTCTATAGCAGCAAACATAGCGCCTTTGATTCCACCACCGTTTTCATTGAAAGCAGTTTGAATATTGTTAAGCTTATCAGAAACAGTTTTTTTAGCCGCTTCTAAGCCTGTTCCCATGGCCTCTTTTATCTTGCCAAACTTCTCGGAAACAGCACCTTTTGCCTTTTCGAAAGCATCTCCAATACCTTTTCCAATACCAGAGAAGAATTCACCAACATCTTTGAACTTTTCGCTTATCCATTCGCCTGCATCTGTTGCAAACTCTGTTATCTTTTCCCACAAGCCTTTCCAGAAGTCTCTAAATGCTTCTGACTTGTTCCAAAGAACTACAAATGCTGCTACTAAAGCAGCTAATGCTGCAACAATAAGTCCAATTGGATTTAAATTCATTGCTAAGTTTAAAGCATATTGAGCTAATGTCATTCCTTCCATTGCTTTCTGTACGCCTTGTATGATACTAACTACCTTAAATGCTGCAAAACCTGCTGCAATACCTGCCATACCAGCAATAACAGCATCTTTATTGTCTAAAAACCATTGAACAGCATCAAAAACAGTAGTAAGAGTATTTTCTGCAAAGTCTACAAGCTTAACAGATAAGTCTTGTATTGCTGCTTGTGTTTCTGGATTGTTAAGCCATTCACTAAATTTATTTGCAAGCTCGTTTACCTTAGGAAGAATAGCATCTCCTACAGGCATCAATATACCTGTTTCAAGATTTCTTTTGATTCCTTCGATTGCAGAGCCAATATCATCGTATTTAACCTGATTAATTTGTCCAAGAGCATCTTTTGTATTAGAAATTTCACCATTAATATTTCCAAGAGCCGCTATCCCTTCAACGCCTAAATCTTCCCACATAGTACCGAACAAATTAACGCCTGCTGTTGTTTGTTCTACACCTGGTTCCATTTCTGCAAGCTTTTTAATAATGTCTTGAGTTGCTTGAGCAGCTCCTTCTCCACCTCTGGAGAATGTTGCAAACATTTCATCTGCATCAAAGCCAAGAGATTCAAACGCCTCTCTTGATGTATTAGAACCATCTTTTGTTCTAATACCAAACTCCTTCATAGCATCGCCTAGCTTATCTACTGAGAAAGTTCCGCTTTCGCTACCATTCTTTAAGATATTGAACATATCTTCTGCAGAGAAACCTAACTGCTTAAAATGAACAGAATATTCATTGATAGAGTCAAGTAAGTCGCCATTCTTGTCTAGACCATTTTGAGCGCCTTGAGCGATTAAGTTATATGCTTCATCTCCAGACATACCAAATTGGTCCATCATCATCTTAGCAGCTCTCATGGATTCATTTACTTCAAATTCAAAGGTATCTCTAAGCATTATTGCATTTGTAGTTAGTTTTTCTAACTCATCTGCTCCAATGTCTCCTGCCTGCTTTTTAACTTCAGCCATAGAGCTTGCAATGTCTTCAAAGCTTTCGCCAAAGTTGTTGTTATAGATGTTTTTCATAACATCGTCAAACTCTGACATTTCTGCTGCTGTTGCTCCTGTTTCAGAAGCAAAGTCATTTAAAGCTTTTTTAGAATCATTAGAAAGTGATAATGCTTTTGTTAATCCTGCTACAGCTGCAGCTCCTATTGCTGCAAATGCTGCTGCTCCTACCTTTGCTATTTGGCCAAATGTCTCTGAAAGCTTTTGATTTGTTGCTTCATATTGTTCAGAAGTATCATTTAAATCATCAAGAGCTTGTTCATAATTACGAATTTCTCTTTCTGTTGAAGCTACTGCTGCTCTTTGATTATTAAGTTGTGTTAAAAGAGATAATGCTGCTTCAGAGCCTTCTCCTTGAGAAGAAGCTACTTCTCTATATTGCTGTTCTAATGATTGCAATACAGATTTTTGAGCAGTTAAGTTAGTTGCTAATTGTTTAAGCTTAGCTTGTAAACCATCTGAAGACTTTCTCCAATCGTCCATACCAGCTGTTGATGCTTTGAACTCAGCATTTGCTAACTGCATCTCTTTTCTCATTGCTTTTGTATTCGCTTTAAAGTCGCTTACGTCTGCCCTAAATCTAGTCGTAACGTCTCTAACTTCTGACATTTGTCTCACCTACCTTGTTATATGTAATAAAAAAAGGACAAGCAGGCTTTTAAAATTCATTGCCTTGCCTGTCCGCTTATTTTTATATTAAAACCAATTATCCCCTGCTTGACGATAAACTGAAATATTACCTTCATCGTCTTGTACAATCCTATCTCCTTTTTGATTTCCTTCACCTAGTTTTTCTTTAGTGAATTTGTTTATAGTACGTTTATAAAGCATCATCATTTCGTGAAAACTAGTTTTTCTTAAAATCAAAGGATTTAATGAATGATATGTTTCAGAAAGATTGTACATAATATTAAAAATTAGCTCTGACAGTGACCAATCGACATAATTTTTGTTATCACTGTCAGTTATTAGTTTTTTTCTGCTACTTGATTAACTGACATAATGTCTTTGAAGGCTTCCCTAACAATTGCAATAACTGCTTTAATAACATCTGCAATTCTAGTTCTTCTGTAGTCCTCTTCTTCCATACCAAAGCAGTCCATAACAAGAGGTTTAATCTGTTTACTTGCTTTAGTAACCATTGCTGCAATAGGACCAGCAGAATCATTGATATTGTTAAGGTCTAATGTTCTAAGAGTATCTAAATCTAACACTTCAAGTAAATCTTCTATTGTGCTAGTAAAGATATTGTTTGTATCTGCTGTAAAAGTTTTATCTACAACGCTCTTAACGCCTTCTCTTTTGTATGTATTGAGTTCTATATTCATAATTGAAGTCTCCTTTCTAAAATGCAGCAGCTATATTTGAAAATTAAATATAGCCGCTTGTTGAATTATTTATTTTTTGCTTTTGTCTTATGTTCTATTATTCTGTAACCTTAGGAATGTTATCAGGAGTTGTAACCTGTGTGAAGAACTTAGATAAATCAACATTCTTAACACTTGCAAGAGCATCGTTTAATCTTAACATTCTAACAGCGCCTTTTTTGCCCTGTCCTGCTCCATTATCAAACTCATGAGTAGGATATACAGCTGTGTAAACAAGCTCTGTACCTGTTCTGTCAGTACCAGCATTCTTTGTTTGAGCTTCTTCAGAAGGATAAGCAAATGTTCCTTTGTACTTCCAGATGTACTGTGTTTCTCCTAAAGTGTTCTGTGTCTTATAACCTAATGCAAAGTAAGGAGGCTGTCCTGCATCATTATCAAGGAATCCACCTATCTCTTCGTCGAATGTCTTGCCTAAGATTTTTGCAAGAGTTGCATCTTCGATTAAAGAACCACTAATTGTTGTTGTATCAGCACCTTCAGCATATACTGTAGAACGAGCTGCATTGTCATAATAAGAAGTATCTGTTGAAGTTTCAACTTCTTTAGAAATTGAAGCTACACCAATTAAATCTTCTACTTCTCCAAATGTAATTTCTTCGGCTGTATCTGTAAGAACTTCTGCTATAACAAGTCCTTCACAACCTCTGCTTTCAAAGTATCTTTTCATTTTTAATACCTCCATTAAAATTTTAATAGTTTATTATTTTGTATACTTCTATCAGTTTTCCTGTAAATTCCGTACGATGAGCCATGACATGTTTGCCTGGTCCATCTGGAATGAAGTCGTTTTCTTTAAGTTTTTTTCTTGCCTGCATAAGCATTTCGTCAGGCAATACAGGGTCTGTTGAGTAAAAATAAACCCAAAAACCAATCTCATATGATTTTGAATCATTATCATAATGACTCTCATCTTCAGAAGAAAAATTCCAAAAGGTGAAAAACGACTCAGGCTCTTCTTCAGGCAAAGAACCTTGCATAAAAACAGGATAACCAAAAGATTCAAGGATTTTAATTAATTCATCAGTCATTTGAGTTATCCCTCCTTATGTATCATTAAGTACCTTGTTAAACTCTTCTAGCTGGATTCTCGCTATTTCTTTTTTCGTCTTGCTACCATAAATTGCATTGTACAATTTTTTGTCTGGTTTCATTTTAGGAGTACCATACATTAGAAAAATTGAAACAGGAGCTCCGCTTTCTCTGATTTCTTGAGAAATATCAAAACCAACTTCTATGTATGCAGAAACGGAATCATTTTCAACTCTTCCATCTGTATCAATAGCTTGTTTGGTTTTTCCAGTTTGAACATGCTTTCGTGTAGCCTGTTCAACAAGAGGCGTAACGTAGTCCTTTGACTTCTCTAGCGCATTCTCAACTGCTTTATCAATATCTTTATCCATCTCTATCATTTTGCTCAGGATTTCGCTCATACCGTCAAAGTCTACGCTGATTTTAGCCATCAGAAAACACCTCTCTTTGCTGTTCATAGTTAGTATAATATCCCTACAAATATATTATACTACTAAAATTTCTCAAAATAAAGAGTTTTTATAAAATTTAGATAAAATTTTCCAATTTTTTATACAGAACCTTTGATACGCTTAACTTTGAACTTCATGAATTGGAAGCGCATATCAATATTCTCTGGTTCAGCTATTACGTCAAAGATTGCATTATCTGTCAATCTTACTATTCTACAATTGCTTTTTATGTTTTCATCGTAATAGCAAAAAATATTGGCTGTATCTTCTATTGAGTAAATTCCATCCTTTACAGTTTCTGTTCCTCCAAATGTTTTAAAGGAACAGAAAAAAATCTTGTCGGAATCGTCAATAGAAGGATACTCCTTTACTTCTTTTCCAGCTTTCTTTACATAAGTAGGAATAAGAATTTTGCAAGGAGTTGTCATGTTTTGTAGTTCAGATTTATATATGCTCATTTATAAACTCCTCCTTATTTATATACCCCTAGATTTATAAGTAATACTCCAACCTTTATTTGTTGCAATTGCTACTTCTTCTTCTGTAAGAGGATAATTGTTTCCAGTAGGGTCATATATAGTAGGAAAAATTAAACTTCCTGTTATTCCTTCTGTCGTAGAAGGCAAACTATTTATTAACAATAAAATGTTTGTCTTATCTTCTGGATAGACAAATTTTCTCAAGTATGAAACATCTATTGTTATTGCATTATTAACTGTTTCACTATTTTGGAATGTTATCTTTTCAAGTAGTGGACAGTTTTTTGGTATAATAGCAGATGTTTCATTTGTTATATTTATATTTGTAACTTCTTTTAAATTGCTACAGCCATCTATGAAATAACCAGCGCTCTTTAACTTATTAGTAGTAGTTGACAAATCTAATGTTTCTATCAAAGTATTTTGGAATGAATTAGCAATGTCTGTAACATTAGTAAAATCAAGTCCATTTACTTGTGTTAACTTTGTACATCCATTGAATGTACTGTTCATTTTTCCTATCTTAGATGCATTATTTTTAAATGTTATTGTTTTAAAATATGAATTTTGAAATGCATTAGAAATAGTTAAATTATCTACAGAATCTTCATCTATATCAATAGTTAAATCTGTTTCAATTTTAGAACCATAAAAAGCTTTACTAAGTAATGCTGTAGCAGTAACTCTTATTTTCATATCAATAGGTTCTTTTACTATTAAACCATTTTCAAATGTTGTTGAACTATCAAACATGTTTGTACAATCTTTTACAACATAAGTGTTTGCAAGAGTAATAAATTCATCAAGAAGTTTTTGATTAACTTTTTTTCTATTAAAAAGATAATAAAAATTTAACCTACCATCATTTTGTAAACATAAATCTTCTAACAATGATGTTTCTTCTTCTTCTGGTGTATCTGGTACATCTGGTGTAACTGGTACATCTGGTGTAACTTCTCCACCTTCAATTTGGCCAATCTTATCAGCATAAGATGCAAACGTATCTGTATCAGATACGCTTACTCCTTTAGCTTCAATAGCTGCTCTTATGCTTTTTTTAGTAAATAAGATTGAAGATATATTTGTAATTATATTTCCCATCTTTTATAGCCTCCATATCATATCAATTATCAGCCAACTCCAATAGGAGGAACAGCTATAATAATTATTGTGTTAGAACCTTTTGTAAGAGTTACTTTTCCAGTTGATGTATTGATGTCTGAAATAGTGTAACCTTCAAGGCTTGTTGTTGCTCCATCTAATATGACAGTGTTATCATGCATTGTTCCACCAGCATCCATATAAGTTGCTGCTAATGTATTACCTACTGCAAATTTATTTGAAACAGGTAAATCTGAAGGTCCTGCTACTATTTCTGTATCTCCTTCACGAATATCTTCACGAGTTTCAATTACCCAGGTTTTACCAGAATAACTCATTGTTGTATCTACAGTACCGCTAACAGAGTCGCCACCAGCAGATGAACCTCCACCAGAAGAATCACCACCATTGATATCTTCAAGAATCTTGTTAATCATTTCAATTGCTTCTAATGCTCTACCAGCTGCTTCATTTGCTGCTGCTGCTGCAGTATTTGCTGCTTCTGCTGCTGCTTCTGCTTTACTAGTTGCTTCTGCTGCTGCAGAGATTTCAGCTATTGCTGCATCTTTTGTTTCAGATATATTAGTTATAGCTGCATCTTTTGTTGCAGATATATTAGCTATTGCTGAATCTTTTGTTGCAGACATGTTTGTTAATGCTGAATCTTTTGTTTCACTAACAGCATTTATTACATTATTAGCTGCTGTTGTTGCAGAACTTGCATCCTCTACTGCTTTGTTAGCTGCAGTTACTGCATCATTAGCCGCTGTAACAGATTTAATTGCGTCTGAGGCCGCCTGAGCAGCAGACTCTGCTGCAGAATTTGCTGCAGAAATAGCATCTCCAATATTTATTAATGAACCATTAACATTTGCTTCGATATCTGTCATTCTTTGAAGCCATTGTTCTAATATTGAAGGATATTCTGCTTCTATTTTTTCGTCAGACCACACAAGGCCTGCAGAAACTTTTAAAGTACAAGGAAGAGTTGTCCATCTGAATAAGATTTCTTCCTTATCTGTGTCTATTGATTCAAAACGAATAGCAAAATTAACATTTCCTGCAGCTTTTGTTACTCTTGAATCAAGACACCAATCAAAACTGATACATGTGTCAGAAACTTCTGCTTCAAGTATTTGATGTTCATCACTTTCTCCAGCTGCATTTATGAATAAAATTTTTCCTACATGCTGTGCTAAATCGTTACCATCCCAAAATCTTGGTACTCTGAAACGTAAAACCTCAGCACAAGTATCTTCTGTAACTCCTGCAGAGTTTGCCATTTCTACAGGACAATTTATTGTTCTACCTGTTACAGTGTAAAACTGTTCGTATGTATTTGAACGATTTATTGTAGGTTCTGGAACAGTATCTGTTCCTAACAAACTCATAATTTTTGCATTGTAATCGGCCATTTTATCTAGCTCCTTTCTTATTGTTCTTCAACAATCGTATTCTTTAGTTGTATTAATCTTTTATAGAAATAATTAGAAAGCTTAGCTTCTCCTGCTCCATAGTTCCATAAATCAGAAACTCCTCTTGCTATAACACCAACAGATGCTAATGAATTAATAACATTAATGTCAACTCCTGCATCTAACATAAAGAGTTTTACATCGTCTATATAACCTTGAAGCAAATCATCTTGATAATTTGTAAATATGCCAAGTCTTTTCTTTACTTCAGATAACATATCAAATTCCATATGAATTACCTCCTATAAAAAAAAGCGACCGAGCCGAGCTTGCTGCTCAACCCGACCGCAATTTATAAATAAATTTTAATTATGAAAACCTTATATTATGTTTTTATTGGTGTTAATTAAACTCCAACTCCAGGCTCTGCTTCTGTTCCTGTAACGATGAAACCATCTTTGAAACATACACCAGCACCCATATCAACAGTACCTCTGATTGCGAGCATGTTCTTATCGAATGCAAAGTCTTCAGAAACTTTGATTTCGTAATCGCCAAATAATGCAAGAGTTGCATTCTTAGCCTGTCCATAAACAAGCTGAGTATCAGCAAGTTTAGAAACGATTGTGTAAGGAACAGCTAAACCACCATCTTCGATTATACCTGTATTAGGATTAGATGTTGAAGGAGTGATTTTGTAAACAGGTTTCTTATCAGTTCCTCTTACATCACCAAAAGCAACTAAAGTGTTTTTGTTTAAGTAAAGAGTTGCGCCCTGTTCTACATTTTCATTTCCACCATAGTTTAATGCTACTTTTCTAAGAGTCTTCTCATCAATAGCTTCAACAAGTAAGAATTTCTTTAAAGAAGACTGTACAATCTTTGTTACGATTGTTTCAGCAGCTTTTGCTCTTAATGCATCTAAAGCAGCTTTCTTAACTTTTGCTTCATACATTAAAGGAGACTGTTTTACAACCTGATTAGAGATGTATGTTAAAATTGCTACCTGAGAAGGTTTGATTGATGTAAATGCAAATGTTACATCTCCTTCTGTAATTGTTTGGCCTTCTGTAATAACGCTTGCATCAGCTTCATCTACAACATAAGCAACTTTTAATTCACCCATGTTAGAAGCATCTTCTACGTTAACCTGGTCAACGATACTAGATACTTTATTGAAAGCATCATTGATACCAGCTACTTCTGTAGGAGTTGCGATTTTTCCACCAGCAACAAGTACTGCTCTTGCTTCTGTGTTTTCAATTGTCATTCTGCTTGTATCAGCAAATTTCTGTGCTCTTGCTTCTGCTTCTTTCTGAGAATTATCTTCTCTCTTTTCAGAAACATCAAATCCCATAGCTGCTAAAGGATTAATTCCTCTTGCTACAGTTACAGCGCTTCTTCCTTCGTCTGCAGATTTTGCTTCGTCAGCTTCAATTGCATCAAGTTGAGCTTTTGCATCATTAAGTTCATCAAGAACAGCCTGTAAAGTATCGCCAAGAGCTCTTACTTCATTAACATCTGCAGATGCTTTGATAGCTTCTCTAAGCTCTTTTGCTCTAGCTTCTTTAGAAGCTATAATCTTTTTTAAATAATCTTTCATTTTTAATAACCTCCAAAATTAAATTTTGTATAATGTTAATAATTTTTCTTTTTCTAGTTCTAATGCTTTATTGCTATCCAGCAATTTTCTCTGCTCTTTTACACTATCCAGTGTTTTTCTTAATTCTTCCTCACTATCCAGTGTAGAAGAACGAGCGTTTATATTTGTAGAAGCATATGCTGGATAATTAACAGCCGATACTTCTTGAATATAACCAATTTTTTTAATTTTTCTTTTAGGGTATTCTGAATCCAAGTCATACCACTCATCTTCTTCAACTCTAAACATGAAGGACATTCCGTCTATATCACCATCTTCAATAGCTAAATATAAATCATTAACATCCTGTCTGTTTCTATTTACAACAGCTTTCATGTCTACGCCTTTGTCTGTAAGCGTGAGCTGAAGTTTTCCTGTTCTAGTTCTTGCGATTGGTTTTGTGTTTAAATCATGATTGTAAAAGAATGCTACATCTTTTAGAATCTCTTCAGATATTGCTCCTTTTACGATTGTTTCCTCCCACATACCACCAATATCTGTAGGAGTATCAAAAACGATTGGAGTTCCAACGATTAAAGAACCTTCATCGTTTTCTTCTGCTCGATAATTCACAAATGAACGAGAAATTAATTCACTCATTGCTGGTTTATCAATCATTGCTGGTTTATTAACCATTGTTGTTACCTCCATTCTCGTCTTCGTCTTTATTTGTTGTGTTTGGTTTTTTATTGTTTAATTGATATTCCTGAGCTATGCTGCTATCAATATAGTTCAGGCTCATCATTCTCTTATTTGCTGTATCTCCTGCGATTGAAGGGTCAATTCCGAATAGGCTTAACATAAAGCCATTTGTAAGAGCTCCTCTTCCTCCAACTTCTTTAATGAAGTCTATCTTTTGACTTGTAGTCATAAAACAAAGCTCTTTTGCATAAAATTGAATTTTATTTTTATAACCTTTTTCTCTTTCGCTGAACAATGCTTTTGTAAAAGCCTGAGAGAAAGCTATTGTCAAAGGTTCTATAACTTTTTGATAGAAAGCTTCGTACTGCTCTTTATTGTAATCACCAGAAAGAATTGCAGTAGATACTCCCCAAGTTCTTAAAATCTTTTCATCTATGAATTTAAGAGTCTTTTCGTCAATTTGCTGTATATTCCTTGTGATTGGAATATATTCTGAATCCAGGCCAAGAGGAAGGATTCCATTTTTATTTGATTCAAGATTCTCAAGTAATTCATTGATAGCATTTTGTGTTTTGTTCTTATCCATTATTGAATTATATTTAACTACAGAAAGGACTTGATAAGAACTTTTAATTGCTTGAGGAATGTTGTCCATCAAAGTGTTATTAATTTCAAGAGTTTTATATAATTCCTGGAAGTCTGGTCTTCCATTTGCGTTTCCTCCAAGTAATTCATTTTTGTTATATCTATATCTTAAATGAATAATCTTTGAATATTCAACTTCGTATGAATAACCATTTTCAAACTTAAATTCTATTGCAATATCATCTATGTACTGCTTAAAAGTAACAAATTCAGGTTTGATTGGATATAAAGCAACAAGCTTTTTACCATCATACGCTGGAACTATATAACTATTGAAGTTAGTTAGTAAATGCCAACAAACTTTTTCTATAAAATCGCATTGTGTCATCCATGAATTTGGATTATCTAAAACCCACTGTACATTTGAATCAGTTACAGCTGTAACATTAAATCCGCTTTCACGAATATGTTTTATTTGTAACTTCTTCATTTCAAAAACGATACAAGAAAGAGCTTGCTGTACTACGTCTGAAATATATATGTTGTCTCCAAAGCTGCTAAAAATTGGCGCTGAACCATTTAGCATTTGGAGGTTAACACTTTCAGATTTGTTATTACTTTTGTTTTTGAAGTAATCTACAATCCACATTTCTTGTACCTCCAAATTTCTTTGAGATATTAGTATCTCTATATTATATTATAATACTATTTTTTGACAGAATCAACAATATTTACTATATTTTTTAAAATTTTTTTAATTTTCAATATAATAATTTATCTCTGTTTTGTGTCTTCTAAAGATTTCAAAGCATATTACTAAAGAAACAGCTCCATCGATTTTTTTAGAAGGATTGTTTCTAGGTTTTACAAGCAATGAACCTTTGCTATCTACCTTTAAAGCAGCATTTCCTAAGCACCATCTAGAGCACTTGTTGTCCTGGTAGTTTACATGGCCACCTATAAGCTCTCTTTCCAATAATTTTATTGGTCCATCAAGAACGAAAGGCGTTTGAAGCACTTGTTCTGTTGTAATCTGATAAGTTTTCATTCTTTTAACGAACTCTAAGGCGAATCTGTTATCATATCCCACAATATATGGTCTTATATCGTATTGCTCAAAGATTTGATAAACATAATCTGCAATGATTGTTACATCTACTTCACTACAATCAGGAATAATTTTCACATAGCCTTCCTCAGCCCACTCTTGATACTTAGCTCCTGCTGAAGAATCGTCATTAGTTTTAATTTTCTCTGCTGGAATGAAGAACATTTGATGTACATACTTAGTCCTATCATCTTTTTTAAACATCATCATTGTTAAACATGACAAGTCTGTCGTTTCTGCTAAGTCAACTCCACATATACAAACGCTTCCTCTAAACTCTTCAAGTTCAAACTTATTGACATTTGTATATTCTCCTTCATTAAGCCATGAAACTGCAGAGTTTTGTTTTATATTAAAGTCTTTTGAAAGGACAGATATCCTTGTTGACTTGCTTGCTCTTGCTTCTGCAAGCTTATCAATGACATAACTATATTTTTTTATAATACCAAGAGAAGGATTTGCCTTTTGAAGCACACAAGGTTTGTTATTTTCTTCACAATCTAACAAATATTCATCTGTACAATCCCAGATTTCTTGCTCACTGTCTTGTGTATACAGCCATGGAAGATAAGATTCTGCAAACAAGCTATCATCCTCATCGTTAATTATCTTTCTACACTTCTCTAACTCCTGGTCTAAGTAACCACCATCTACAAAGCCATTTGTAGTTATGTTAATAAATAAAGGTTCGCTTTGAAGAGACTGAGATTGTAAGATAGCATTTGCTAATTCGTCTGTTGTAAGCTCATGAGATTCATCAATAACGCCAAAATATGCATTGTAACCATCGTTAGAAGTACTTTGGTCCGAAAGTTTGAATACTTTTGTATTAGTTTTCTTGTTTCTTATGCATTTTTGATTTCTCCAGGTTGTTGCTTGCTTGCTATCTACTTGTATTCTCATTGTATTGAAGGCTTCATAGAGAATAGAAGCAGTATCTGCATTACAAGAACCAACTATAAGCTCAGAAGCAACCTGGCCAACCCAAAATTCTGCAAATAACAAAGCTGCAACAGTCTCACTTTTGGCATTTTTTCTTCCAATCATTAATAAACTTCTTTTAAACCTTCTTTTCCCTGTCTTAGCATTCTTAAACGAATATAAAGCTGTTATCCAGGCCTTTTGCCATAGCATTAGTTTCATTGGTTTGCCATAGTATTCGTTTTTGGTCATTAAGCAGCATGTTTCAATGAATTCGATTCTTAAATCTGCATCATAAGTATTAAAAATGTATTTTTCGTCTTCAATATCTCTTATAAGCTTACGAATAGTTCTCTTAAGCTCTCTACCAACGAGTATTTCACCATTTTGTATCTTGTCCCAGTATTCTTGTAAATAATTATTATTGTTCCAGCCTTCTACAATCATTTTGCCATACCTTTTTTAAAGAAATTTTCTTGATTCTTGAAGAATTGAGATATAACAGATTCATCTTCTTCTGTAACCTCCTCTTCAACAGCAGAAAGAATAATTTTTACAAGGTTTGAATATTGAACAAGATATTCTTTATATAACTTTGCAGCTGGCGTTAGTTTCTGCAAAGCTGGATTCTCTTTATTGACCAAAATCTTAGGAAGCGCTCTAAGTTCTTTAAGCTGCTCCTCCAGGTAAACAAAATCATCTATAATTTCTTCAATAACTTTGATGCTTTTTTCACTTTGACCATTTAAAAGTTTTAAGATTTCATCTTTTCTTGTCATTTTTGGTTATCTCCTTTCAAGTTTTATAAGTTCCGTAATTTTTTTTCTAAAAAATTTCAAAAAATCGCTCACGATGCAAAGAGGG